GGCGGACGGGCGCGCCGAAGCGATTTTCCGTGACGCGACGCAGCTCACCGCCCTGCCGCTCGCCGAACAACGCTCGTCCTATGCCGAACGGCTCGACACCGACGCCGGGCCGCAGCGCATGCGCCACACGCTCACACTGGTCGTGGGCCGCGAGACGTTCCGCAAGGCTTTCACCCCGGCACTCCGCCGTGCGGCCGAGACCGAAGGGCTCATAGCCCTGGTCACGATGGCCTCGGGCGAGCGGCTGCTGGCGGGATGGTCGGCACGCTTCGGCACCTCGCAACCCCTGCGCCCGGACTCCTTCGCCATGGAGTCGGGCATCAAACCCCTCGACGGCACGCCGGCCGTCCTGACGCTTACGAGCGAGGACACCGACCCGGCCGCCGAGCTCAAAGAACAAGAAGCATGAGCAGAAAACAGAAATTCAAGCCGGCCGTAGCGGTCGCCAACCGTGCGGACGACCCATATATCACATCGGGCGCGGGGAGCGTCCAAAGCGACAAGTTCTGGCGCTGGGGCGACGACAATCTCTTCCCCAATGCCCTGGCGCTGATGGCCCGGCGTTCGGTCACGCACCGCCGCATCATCAACGACAAGGCCGACTACATCTCGGGCAAGGGGTTTTCCTGCGACGAGGGGCATGAACCCCTGCTCGCAGCCTTCATCCGACGTGTGAACGGCGACGGGGAGAGCCTGCGGCAGGTGCTCAACAAGCTGGCCTTCGACAAGGCCCTGTTCGGCAACGCCTTCCTCGAAATAGTGACCGACGCGGAACACTCGTTCCTCGCGTTCCACCACCAGGACGCTTCGCGCTGCCGCGTGGCCCGCGATTCGGCGCACATCCTCCTGCACCACGACTGGGCGGCTTTCAACGCCGCCGAGGCACGGACGCTGCCCCTCTACCCGGCCTTCGAACGGCAGGAGGACGGCACGCTGCGGGCCATGATCCACTACAAGGACTACGAACCGATGTTCGAACACTACGGCGTACCGCCCTATATCGCCGGGTTCAACGTCTCGGCCATCGCCTACAAGACCGACAAATGGAACATCTCGCGGCTCGACAACTCGTTCCAGCTCTCGGGCGTGATGATGCTCGACAGCACCGTGGACAACGAATCCGAAGCCGAGCGCATCGTACGGCTGGCCGAACAGAAATTCGCAGGCAACCCCGGGCAGGTGATGTTCGTCATCCGCGACGGCGGCGAGGGCGACAATTCACGCTTCATCCCCATCGCGTCGCAGAACGAAGGCGACTGGCAGGCGCTGCACGAACAGGCCGTGTCGGACATCGTCGTGGCACACTCATGGTTCCGGACGCTGAGCGGACTGGACTACGCCTCGGGATTCAGCGCCGAGCGTATCCTGCACGAGTACGAAGTGGCACTCAACACGGTCATCCTCGGCGAGCAGGCCGAACTGACGGAGCCCGTGCGCGAGGCGATCACGTCCATCCTGGGGATAGACGCCTCGTCGTTACAGGTCATCAACCGTCCGCCGACGCGCTCCAAACCCATCTACATGAAGGTCTGGGAAGCCCGCAAGGCCGACGGGCTGGATTACGACCCCGATGACGAGCGCCAACAGGCGTTCCTGTCGGAGATCACGAAATACAACATACGAAGCATAGAATAAGGCCGGTTCTTCGGGCCTTTCGAAACTTGCCGTTCGCCGCCTCCGGCGGCACTCGAACACTCATTTCAACCACGACAATCATGAACACACTGATCACCCCTGCACAAGCCGTCGCATCGGCCTTTACGGACGGGGAGTACCTTGCGCCGGAAGCCATCGGCGAAGGCGATATCGCGGCGGCCGAACAACGCTACATCGTGCCCGTCATCGGACGGGCATTCCACGAAAAACTGCTCGCAGGCCTCCATGCCGGCTTCACGGCCGAATACCTCGCAGCCCCGGTAGCGCTCTTCACCCGCATCGCCGTACAGCCGCGGCTCGACATCCGCACCGGACAGTGCGGCACCGTAGCCCCCAAATCGGGTTCCTACCAGCCGGCGGATGCCCAGTCGCTGCGCGAACTGCAACGCAGCCTGCGCCGCCAGGCCCGCACGCTCCTGCGCCGCGCTGCGGAATACCTCGAAGCACATGCCGCGGAATTTCCCGAATACGATCCCGATAACAACATCCTCAAACGCTGCACGACCGATGGAAACCTTATACAGACTCGTTAGCGGGCTCACGGCAGGCTTCATCGCCCTGTTCGCCCCCATAGGCCCGCTGGTGGCATGTGCCATGGCATTCATCGGCATCGACTTCCTCTCGGGCGTAGCCGCCAGCCGCGCCGCTGCCCGCCGCAAGGGGCACACCTGGTATTTCGAAAGCTGCGAGGCCTGGCGCACGGTGCTCAAACTGGGACTTACGGTCACGGCCATCGCCATGGCCTGGCTGATAGACAGCTGTGTCTTGGACTTCATGCAGCTGAACGTGGCACGGCTCTTCACGGGTTTTACATGCGGCGTGGAGTTGTGGTCGTTCCTCGAAAATGCCGCACAGCTCTCCGATGCACCGCTGTTCCATTGGCTGCGCCGGTATGTCCGCCGCCGTATCCGAAAGGAGGCGGGCGATGAGTAGGGGGCTGCAAAACTGCAACCCGGGCAATATCCGCCAGTCGAAGGTGCGCTACAAAGGCGAAGTGCGCCCCTCGCGCGACTCGGCGTTCAAACAGTTCGAGTCCCTTGCATGGGGCTACCGCGCGATATTCGTACTGCTTGACACCTACCGGATACGCTACGGGCTCGACACGATCCGGGGCATGATTTCGCGGTGGGCGCCGCCTTCGGAAAACCACACCGAAACCTACATCCGCGCCGTGGCCGACGCCGTCGGAATCCCGGACGGGCAACCGCTCGACACCCGCGACCGCACGACGATGCTACGCATGGCTGCGGCTGTATCGCGTGTGGAAAACGGCGCCGCGGCCGATATGGGCGAGGTGGAACTGGGGTGGGAACTGTTCGTCCGCGACAAGCCCGCATCCGGCTGACCCGCCCGGCGGGCGACGAAAGGAAACGGTAAACGGAGACGGGTTGCGAGGATCCGCAAAGAACCGGCAGCAGACCAAAACCGAGACACCCCACCCGAATATCACACAAAACAATCCGAATTTACTATCTTTGCAGAGATGAAAGCCGCCTCCCTGTCCGCACGACTCGACCGTATGCCGATGGTAAAAGCCGTCGCACCGTTCGCCGCGGGGATTCTCGCCGCGGACTGCTTCACGCTGCCCCTGTGGTTCCTCGCAGGGGCTTTTTTGCTGTCCGGGACACTGGCGCTGTTGCTGCACTCACAGTCCGGCGCACTCGTAATGCTGCTCACGGCCGGGTTCGCCGCCTCACAGCTCCGCGACACAGCGCACACGCTGCCCCGCGGTATATACACAACTTACGAACTCACGGTCGAGGGTATCCCCGCCGAACGCGGACGCTACACCTCGGCCGAAGCGACGGCCGTAGCGTGGCGCGACCCTTCGGACGGAACCTGGCACGCCTCGGGAGACCGTATAATGCTCTATGCCGACAGCCTTACGGCCCTCTACCCCGGCGAGAGAATCCGCTGCCGGGGTTCGGTGCGGCCGTTTCGCGGCGGAGCGGAAAGTTACCGCCGGCTGATGGCACGCCGGGGGTTCGCCGGAACGTTGTGGCTGTCGGAGCGCACCCTCATCGAGCGCCTGCCCGGACGAAGCAGCGCCCTGCACCTGCACGCTGTCGAGCGGATGCAACGGATCGGGATGCGGGACGATGCGGGCGCCGTCTGCCGCGCCATGGTCACGGGCGACCGGAGCGGCATCACGCAGGAGCTGCGCACGGTCTATTCGCGCAGCGGGCTGTCGCACCTGCTGGCCGTCTCGGGACTGCACACGGGCATCGTCTTCGCACTGGTCAACCTCATGCTGTGGTGGCTGCCGCTGCTGCACCGCGGGCACTTGGTGCGCAACCTGCTCGCAACGGTCTGCATCTGGCTGTTCGTCGCGGCGGCCGGATTCTCGCCCAGCGCCGTGCGGGCGGCCGTGATGTGCACGATGCTCCAGTTCGCACTGGCCTCGGCGTCGGAGTACGTCGCACTCAACGCACTGGCGGCCGCCGGCTTCGGGATGCTGCTGTGGAACCCCGCCTGGCTGGGCGACATCAGTTTCCAGCTCTCGTTCATCGCCGTCGCGGCCATCCTCGCCTGGGGCGTGCCGCTCTGCCGACTGCTCCATACCCGCCGGCGGGCGCTCAACCTGCTCACGGACGCCCTCGTCATCAGCCTCGTGGCGGGCATCGCCACGGCA